CTCTATGAAGAAAGAAACTAGCAAAGAAAATAGCTTGACCTTGTTTAAGGTTAATAAGATGTTCTTTGCTACCAGTATTAGTAAGTTGTTCATGATAAATTTCTAGTTCACCACCTTCAAATTCTTTAGGATCATTTAAAAGGAGTGACATTGATATTTTTCTAACAGGCGGCATCGTTTTCATATCTTTATGTAGATCTATATGCCACTTATAAAATCCTCCCTTTGAATATTCTGTATATTGAGCTGCTTCATTCACTTGCATATTGTCAAAAGCAAAGAAATTAGTATTGGCTTGATGCATCCAATCCACAATAATTTTATATGAATTTGTAGCTTTATTAAAAGGTATCCAACTAATATTACTTTTTCTATATCTTTGATCTAACTTTTTATTCTCACCAGTTGTATCAACAGTAGCATTTATTTTAGGTTCACTTTGTCCTGTATGGATAAGCTCCTGACATTGTTGTGGAGTCAGGATTGGTTGCGGAGTTACTATTGCATAAGATTTCCAATTAGGTTCTCTCATTAAAAATAATTAATGTTAATGTTAATACGCCCTACACTATCTGTGCAAGTTGCACTTGTATGTTTTGTAGAGGGATCAAACAATAAAATTCTATTTTCTACACTTTCAATTTTAGTACCGTCTTCTAAGAGTGTATAGCCATTATTACTATTGATAGAAAAGATAGCTCCTTTATGAGAAAAGGTTTTATCTGTGTGAAATCCATGTTCTATTTGAGCTCCAACATAAGGATAAAGATTAGCCTTGACTCTAATTAAGGATTTAACTTCTAGTTTATTTAAAATAGGTAAAATGTCGTTAAAGTTTCTAGAAGTAGGCTGAGCAACGCCCTGAAGTTTATCATAAAATTGATGAAAAAAATAATAATTATTATTTCCTTTCTTTTCATTTGATGAAACTCTATCACACAAAAACCAGGGAAAACCTTGAGACTCTATAAGCTTCTTTATTCCATCAAAAGTTTTTTTATCTAAAAAATTATCTATGATTTCGTGCTTAGTTGCTCCGTAATTCATTAAATTCATTAATTTACTTTTTCCTTTCCTTTCCTTTTACAGTACTAGTATCACTTTTTGCAGTAAATGCAAAGTCTTAGAGGGATCGTTTATTTATTATAAAACGATTGTGTCAGCTTCAGCTTCAGTTAATGCTTCTCCAGCAATTAACTTTGCTTTCGCATTAGCTTTGTCAGTAGCTCTTTGATCTGATGCAGTTTTTCTAGTTTCTTGATCAACAGCATCTTGTGCTATTTCAGCATCTTTTTTAGCTTCTTCTTCGGCTGTAAATTGAACCTGAACTCCGTTAATATTGTGATATCTTGGCATATTATCTCCTATTAGGTCGTTGACCTTCCATATAATGTAACTGTTCCTAAAGCTACGTCACCTGCTGATAAATAAAATTGAAGTCCTGTAAGAGCAGAAGTTCCATCATATAAACCCCCACCAAAATAGTTAGCTGTAACTCCTTGAGAAGGAACATTTCCGCCTAGACGTATCGTATTCCAAAACCAACTATTTTTATTAAGTGATGCACTATGTACATCACTGACTGTATATTGAAAATCCATACAATACCCAGCCGTATTTCCTAAAGCTGCTCCTCCATAAGGATCTATAAATTGAATAGTGTCTGCATCTCTACTCCAACCATCCATAGCCTGTCCGCCATCATTTCGTATATCCACAGCTCTGCAACTCCATTGATACTCACTTGCTGTAACAACTGAACCACCAACATAATATCTTACTCTGGGAAATGAAATGTTAGTAGCGGCTGTTATTCCAGAACCAACCATCTTAAAATCTTTATAATCGGCTGATAAAGTTGTAAAATCTATTGTGGCATCGTCAGATGCTGTTGTCGTTGAAATTAATGTCCAAGCACCACCACCTGCCGCTGCAGCCCATGAGGGAACTCCTGAAGCTAATGTTAATACTTCGTCATCACTTCCCTTTGCTAATTTTGCTAATGTATTAGCACCAGAAGCATACAAAATATCTCCTGCTGCTGTCATTAAGGATTGTGGTGAATTTGCCCACTCAGGCGCTGTTGCCCCTGAATTAGTTTGTAATACTTGTAGTCCTGTTCCTTTGGCTAATTTTGATACTGCTGTCGTACCTGATGCGTATACAATATCTCCTGCTGTATAACTTGTTTGACCCGTACCACCTTTGGCAGCAGTTATAGTTGGTAAAACGGTAAGATCAACGGATCCCCAATCGGGGGCCGTCGCTCCTGAATTCATCGCCAAAACCTGTTCGGCTGTTCCTTTTGCTAATTTTGTTAATGTTGTTGTGCCTGACGCATAGAGAATATCTCCAGCAGTGAAGGAAGCTAAACCTGTTCCACCACTTGCTACTCCAATTCCATCGGTAACTGTAAGAGTTGCTCCTGTAGGTATAGTAATAGTATCGGAAGCATCTCCTATTTGTAATGCCGTGCCTCCTGATGGACTTACTTTATCTGTTTTTACTTCACTTGCCATGATTGATCCTTTTTATATTAATTTAAAATTTAAGTAAATAACTATTTTTATCTCTTATACAATGGTTAAAACCAAATTCACCGTCCATACATATGTGGACACATCTATTGGACCCACTAACATATAATTGGTGTCTGATGCCGCTGTCAAGGTTCTATTGTCCGTAAGAACTGAATAGTTAGAAAAGGTCTTAGTTTCGTCGGTTATTTGTCCTCCAAGAGCGGGGACAGAAGCTCCATCTGCATCTAAATAAACTGCTTTTTCTGCGGGTAAGGTACAAAAAACTTCTTTTGAGCCTGCTGAAAAATCTACCGCTGCATCGCCATTGGAACTTTCCAAAACGCTAGTTCGGGTTAATGTTGAACTATCTCCATTTAATGTTCCTAATCCTACTTCCCATTCGCTTTCACTGTTTATTGAAATAGCATAGTACGTCGTATTACTATTTCCAATTCCAGCAGCGAAAGTTTGAAAACCACCGACGGCTCCTCCCAGAGTCACGGCTCCCGTGCCTGTTGTTGAAGTTAATTCTCTTACTCTATTATTTATTACTAATGCCATCTTATGCTACCTGGATAATTGCGGTTGTTGCTGCATCGGCTGGAAACTGAATTGTAAAATCTCCTGAAGTTGCTACTTTATCTCCACCAAAATCTATAACTAAAACTAATTTGTTACTCGCGCTCGTATTATAAATAGCGGCTCCTAATGAAGTTAATGTTACACTCGAAAAAACTTCATTATCAAAATCTACAGTAGCGGTGTTGCTTCCTGGAACACTCACTCCTTGACCATCTAATGCATTTCCTCCTGTTGTATAGCCTGTACCTGAAGAACTTACTTCATTGGTCGTACTATAAGCAGTTGAAGAAGTTGTATAGGGTGGACCTAAGGTTGTTACATACAAAGCAATTTTAAAGGTATTTCCTCCACTTGCAAAGTTATGTGTGCCTGATAACAGTTCCAATTTAAATGCGTCTGGTATAATATTTGCCATATTTTATTCCTTAATCTTGTGTTGGTGGTGGCGATTTAAGAGGCGTTCGAATGACTCCATCCATGTATTCGTCCCTGCGTCTTCGACCTTGTTGTTCGATCGCATACGATTGTAAAGCCTGCTGGTACGATTGCTGATAGTACTGTATCAGATTTTGCGGACCTTTCAAGTATCCATATGCTTCTAACAAAGAACCATACAAAAGTAAATCCTGATATTTGTTGCTTAAATAAGTTGTTGTTGAATCTGACGTCGTAATACTGGTTGGCTGTTTAATGTAAGCCATAGTAATTTCATAAGCTGCATCAGGAGTAGGGGATACCACCCAATAGACAGCGTCCCAATTTCCATAGTATTTAGGTAATCCTGACGCTGTTGAAGGCGTATTATAATACTCCGTCATATAAGAAGTATCTTTTCTTTCCAAAAAAACATTAGTCGTAGGGCTCACATTAGTATTAGCCAATTGAACATAACGAATAATTCTTAAGTCGGTGGGAACCGTTACATACCGATTTCCAGTAGTAAGAGTAGAGGTGGCATAAAATCGATTATCATCATTATCCGCTTCTCTATAAATTCTGTTTTCTGCGTTTTTAGTAATAGTACTACAAATAGCATCCGTTAAAACGGTATCGTCTACTTCTGTGTAGCTTCTTAAATCTGTTTTTAAATTTGCGAACGTATATGCCATTATGGTCTATCTCCTACGGGTCCTGCAAAAGAAGGAAACCCTCCTGCTGTTGTAGCACTTGAGGCTGCCGAAGCCAATACAAAAGTATATTGATTGCTAACGGTCTTGGTTGAAGGTTGACCTGGATAATTAACCGTAATGTTAATCGGTGTAATACTATAAGATCCAAATACTTTATCTAAATCATTGTGAGCATTTGCTGTACTTGACTGGGGAGTTAATCCATAAAGAGGCGCCGAAGAACCTCGAGTTAAACCTGTTAAAGTATGTGTAGACTTACCTGTATATTTAATAACTTCACTGAGAGTAAAAGTATTTTCTCCTGCTCTCGTTTGAGCTGCAGTAGGTTGAGTTTGAACATAGATATATCCTGAACTTGGAAAAGCCGAAGCATCTGTTAAAGTTAAAGATGTGACTGCTGCAGTAATGTCTCCATTCAAAGTAGTTTCTAATTCTAAAGTTGAAATAGCAACTCCTCCCACCGCCTGTTGTACATCTCTAAACCTTATAGCATCTCCACTTGAAAAATTATGACTAGGTTGAGTCACTGTAACCGTTGTACTCACAGTCGTGGTAAAAGGATTATTAGGTAAAATAGTAGGTGTAGGAAAAGCTGTTCGTGCTGGTCTCACCTTCGTAAGAGACATCGAGTCAGCGCTTAAAGTTTTAGGTCGTAGTTGAGGTTGTTTGGGTTCATATTCAGAACTATGAACAAAAGCTCCCGTCCATTCTGTTACCATTTCCCTCCATGGAAATTGTAAACCTGATCGGTCTGAGATGGCTAGTGCATGTTTTCCTGTTGCATACTTTGGCATTAGATATTTGGATAATAAGCTTTAGGTGTTATATAAGTACTTGCCGCTGATCCGTCCTCCTGTAAAGCTCTTGCCAATTCATCTTCGTATAATAATTTAAAGGGTTGTGTTTTTTCCATTCTAAATTTTTGTGATAAATAATAAGCTAAGCCTGCCACCATCGGTGGAATAAAACGATACGGAACATCAGTCGCGTTGGAATATGTTCCTGCATCCTGAATTCTTTTAACAAAAAAGATATGTAAATTTTTAGCTGCATTACTCGCATCGGGAGTTGGATAGATAGTCATCGTCACTCTATCAATAAATCTTTGAACCCAATAGTTACTGGGAGTGCCTTCTGATTCTTTATTCGCGTATCCTGAATAAGTAGAACGATCAACTTTACCTAAAGCCGCATCCGATTGAGTGTTCCCTGCCATATTCGTTCGTAATGAACATTGTTCTATATCCGAGAAACCTGGAACATAATTGGTAACGACTGCAGCATCTAAATGCGTAGCTGCTGTCGTACTATGGGCTCCACGTGTTACACCCGTTAAATCATTACTACTAAACCCTACATAAGTTATATCTTCAGTACCAATTCTAACGGTGCCTTGATTATTCATTCCTGTAATAGAA